TTATTCGTTGAATATGAGCCCCTTGTGCCGGGTGCAGTGATTACCTAAAAACTAAGGGAGCGCTTGCTCCCTTTTTGCATAGGCAAAAGGAAGTGACGGCATGAACTTAACCCTGAAAACTCCTCCAGTAATTGAACCGATTTCACTTACCGAAATAAAGGACTTCCTCCGACTCAGCGTAGCAGACGGAAGCAACGGCGTAGAAACATCACAAACCATTACTCCTGGAGCACGAGCCCCGGGTACCGTTACAGGGTCATCCGTTGAGGTACTTGGTTATTCCGCCACAGTATCTTTGAACGTTGGGACAATCTTAGCAACGGGTACTTTAAACGCAAAAATCCAGCACTCGAACGACGAAGTAACATGGACAGATGATGTTAGTTATAATCAGGTCACTCCTGCCAACGATAACGCAGTCTACTCACTCCAATACACAGGCGGTAAACGCTATATCCTAGTCGTGGCAGTCGTCGCAAACGCTCAGGCCGACTACTCCGTGGAAGTTCAAAAACAAGTCGGCGACACGTCGGAAGATACTTATCTTGCTGCAATAATCACAGCTGCCCGTGAATATTGTGAAGGGTTTCAGAATCGCGCTTACATCACCCAGACGTGGGAGGTTAGTTGGGACTATTGGCCTTGCAGAGAAATTGAGTTACCAAAAGGCCGATTGCAAACGATTGATACAGTGAGCTACAAGGATTCTGGCGGCGTAACGACGGAATTAACTGAAACAACGGATTACGTTTACAGCACGAGAGGGATTCTCGGTCGCCTAACCACAGCCTATGGGAAAACATGGCCATCATTCACGCCATTCCCCTTGGATGCAGTGGTGATCGAGTTTACCTGTGGTTACGGTGACGCCGCAGCAGATGTGCCGACCAAAGTGATTCAGGCTATGAGGATGCTTGTTAGTCATTGGTATGAGAATAGAACACCACTCGCCGAGACTGGCCAAGCTCCGGGAGAGATCGCCTTTGCCGTGTCAGCGTTGTTGTGGCAGGACCGCATAGTACCGATTTAAGGGGGAATTGAGTTGCAAGCAGGACAGTTGAAACACACGATCGACATTCAAATAGCGCTCAATTCCCAAGATAGTTACGGTGCGCCAGCTCAGGAGTGGGTAACCTTTTTGAGCGGGATAAGGGCATCAGTCGAACCTGGCTCTGGTCGTGAGTTTTTTGCAGCCCAACAAGTCAACTCCGAGCTCACGCATCTGGTAAAAATGCGGTACCGAGTGGGAATTAAGTCGGAAATGAGGATTAAGTTCGGCAATCGATACTTTGATATTAAGGAGTCGCCGAAAGATGTCAAGGAAGCTAACAGGGAGCTACACCTGATGTGCAGGGAGTTGATACCGTAATGGCTAACAACTCAGTCATCGGAGTCGCTGAGGTACAACGATTATTCGAACAAGTTGGCAGGGCTCCGGCTAAAGTGCTAACGAAAGCAGTAAAAAACTCTGCGAAAATAGTCCTGTTAGCCGCGAGAGCCAATGCGCCAGTAGATTCAGGCGCACTAAAAAAAGGTATCAAACTAAAGGCTGAACGGCGCGGAGGAAAAGGCAAGCGAGTCTATCAAATCGGCGTATTCGGGAGTGCCGGCGGCGGAGAAGAGTTCGTAAAGATAAGCGCAGCAGGGAAACGCTCGTTTTATCCAGCATCGCAAGAATACGGCTGGACTGATCAGTACGGTAAATACCATCCGGGATACAGCTACCTGCGAAATGCCGCGGATAGAAACACTGCGAGAGTACACACTATGATGTTGGAGATTATGGCCGAGGAACTGGACAAATTGAGGTGATCGAGGTGATATTGTGGATTTAGAACAAGGCCTAACGACAGAACTATCCGCAATCGCAGGACTAACGGGCAAAGTATTTCCAATCATGGCTACACAAGGCACCGCTGCACCATATCTAACGTATATCCTGACCAGCAACGACAGAACAAAAACCCTCTCTGGTCACGATGGCCTTGTCGAGTCGCAATATCAACTCGACTTATACCACTCGGCTTATGGGGATCTCAAGGCTTTAAAAAAGCTTGTAATTGCAAATATCAAAACCTACGATTTGCGTAACATAGGTGGAACGGGCCCATACATCCAGCAAGTAGAAATTATTACTGACTTTGAGGCTTATGAGGACTCCCTGGAACTGTTCAAAGGTATTATTGAGATTAACATAAATTACAACGAATAGGAGTTGAAAGCATGGCTAAGAGAGCAATAGGAACAACCATTAGTATCAATGGTGTGCTAGTTGGTGGATTAACTAATATTAAACCACCTGAGAAAAGCGCTGATACAATCGAAGTCACAACGTTAGACTCAGCGTCTGGATATCGTGATTATATTCAGGGATTTAAAGAGGGCGGAGAAGTCGAGTTGACCGGTTTTTATGACACATCATATACCGGGCAGACAAATATCGATACAGCCCATGAAAGCGGGACGACAGACACTTACATCATCAACTTTCCCACGAACCTTGGCGGTACGTTTACCTTTACTGGTATCGTAACGAAACTAGCGGGCCCAGGAGAGGCCAATACCGACGATCCTCTTGGATTTAGTGCAACGATTAAAGTTTTAGGAAAACCTGTGCTGGCATTTACTGCTTCCGGAGGCCTGACAGCGTTAGTCTTAACTGGCACAGGCGGAACACTTTTACCGGCATTCAACGCAGCTCTTCGCGCGTACACATTCAGCGGAGTGAGCGCCTCAAGTATCACAATCACGCCCACAGCGGCATCGCATACGATTAAGCTGTTTGCTGATGGAGTCTATGTCCAAGATATTGTTTCCGGAGCAGCTTCAGCTGCAATTGCCTTGACTCTCAACACAGGTAAGCTCTTGACGTTGATTGCTTACGAAGCAGGAAAAGGACCTATTGTATACAACATCATGGCTATGAAAACAAGCTAGAATTGATTGGAGGATAGGGCTACCTAATGGTGGCCCTTAACTTTATGGAAGAATTACTAAAACAAATACTTAAAGAAATCAAAAAGACTAACAAACGTCTTGAAAACATTGAGGAATTATTAAGTCAGCCGGACGAAGTAGAGCCGGAAGAGGATGGAAAATATCAACTTTTAGATGGGAGTTTTCATAATGGCTAAGAAATTTATACCTTTGGTTTTAGATAAAACACGAAACATTCGCTATGGGATGGTTGCACTAACAAGGATTGAGAAGAAACTAGGTAAGCCATTCTCGAAGATCGATTTCGAAAATGAAATGACTTACTCTGAGGTTGCTGACATCTTATGGGCAGGAATGGTGCATGAAGATTCCGAACTTACTTCCGAAAAAGTTGCCGAACTGATTGACGAATACTCAGATATCCCAACAGCATTGGCCGCTATGAGTGAAGCTATGCAGGAGGCCTTCGGAACAAAAAACGTTCAAGGGACGGCGGAGCAGAACGCGGAGAATGGGACTGGGATTCAGCCCTAAGAAACGCCGTCCAATGCGGATTAATGCCCGATCAGTTTTGGGAGCTAACTCCGGCAGAACTTAACTTAATTATTGAGTTCTATATCGAAAACAAAAAGAATGAGAAGAAAAGCGGTATTGTTACCGCTTTTTATTCTGCCTATTTTGCGAAACACGAAAAACTTTCTAGTGCTGATTTACAAAAAGTACTTGATAGCATCGATAATCCACAAAACGAGGAAATGTCCGACGAAGCAATGCTAGAGGCAGTAAAACGATTTGTAGGGGGGTGATCACTATCGCTGTCGTCAGAAATATCCTCGTAAGGGTCGGGGCTGATATTCACGGCTATCAAAACAACATGGCTCAGGCACAGCGCTCAATGGGCGGATTTCAGGCCGTCATGCGTACGGCAACTAGTAACACTCAATTGAGTATGCAGTCGATAGCAACCTCCCTTACGATGGGCAGACTTGGATTTATTGCCCTCGGTGCGGCTGCAGTCGCTTCATTTGCCCTAGTGAGCAAAAATGCTATAAAAGCGGCTATGGATGTTGTAGAGTCTGAGAGTTTGTTTACGGTTTCCATGGGGAGCATGGCTAACGCTGCTCGTGCTTGGAGTGAGGATTTACAGGCATCACTCGGACTAAACGCCTACGAAGTCCGCCGAAATGTTGGCGTGTTTTATAACATGACGACATCCATGGGACTAGCAAGGAGCGCCGCGTATAAACTCTCAACCGACTTAACGAAGCTCGCTTACGACATGTCATCATTTTACAATATGCCCGTCGAAGAGATGTTCATAAAGCTGCAATCCGGTATAACGGGAGAGACGGAGCCGCTGAAGCGGATCGGTATCTTGGTGCTGGATAACGTCATTAAGCAGTACGCCTACGCTGAAGGCATTGCGAACGTTGGAGCAGAGCTTACCGAGCAACAGAAAGTAATGGCTCGGTATATCGCGATCATGGCGCAAACTAAAAATGCGAATGGCGATTTAGCCCGCACGATCACCAGTCCCTCGAATCAATTACGCTTACTACGGATGCAATTGGACCTTGCTCGTATTAACCTTGGAAATGCATTTATGCCGATAGTGACAATTGTGCTGCCGGTCTTAACTAGCTTTGCAAAGAGCCTGGTGCGTGTCACAAATACATTTGCTCAGTTTATGGGGGCTTTGTTTGGCACAAATACTGCCCAAACTCAAACATCTCAATCCGCAGCTGATGCCGCAGAAGCGCAAACAAAGCTTGGTAATGCCGCCAAGAAAGCTGGAGCAGCCGCCAAGAAAGGCGTTGCAGGATTTGATGAGATCCACCAACTACAGGAGGATATGGCGTCAACGGCAGAAGACGCAGCGGACGCGATGGATGCAAGCTCAACGACTCCAACCCCATCTAAACAGGATGACGGTAAGAGCAGCATAATACCGAAGGGTATCCTTGATGCAGCTGAAAGGGCTAAGAAAGCGTTAAAAGTATTAAAACCCCTATCTGGTTCACTTAGTGATCTTGGGGAATCTCTAGGTAATTTAGGTAGAAGCATAAGTGAAAATCCAATAATCCAACAGGCTTTTAAATTTCTAAAAGAAGATATCCAAAACTTAGGTA